TCTTCAGGTGTGTGCATAATGTCACCCTGAAACACTTGACCCTTTGGTGTCACCTTTGGAAGATGTGCAAGCGCAGCCTTTAGCTTTGAAACAAGACCTGGCGCATGACCATGATTGGCTACAATATCTTCGTCGGTATAATTCAGCTTGGGTGTGACATTGAATGCAGATTTTGATGCGACGAAAAACTTCTTGTTCTCTGGATGATAACCGAATACGATTGATGGTGACCCATCGTATTTCATTGTCACCTTTACTTTGCTATCTTTTCGTCTTAGCTGATCGTGTACGCCATTTAGCGTATCAACTGCGTGCTTGAAACCCACTGCACCAAGATTGATATGATGATCTTCAGCGTGTTCTAGATGCTTTAGCTTATCATCTGATGCGACGGATTCAGCTAGAAATTTTTTAAACATCAGAAAGGTTTACCCTTTCTTCCTTCAATTGGTGATATGACAATTCTTGTTCCGCGAACACCAGCATCGGAACGATCACCTTTATATATTGCCATTAAGACAGGCTCAAACCCACCAGAATCAACTGACTCACCATTTATATGAACATGATTCGCGGTCATTCGATATGAGGTGCCAACCTTTTCTAGTTTAATTGGACCTTGTAAAAGAATTGAGACATTCTGTTGCCCAAGCACCTCGCCATACTTATTTCCATATACCGATAACATTTTTAGTCGATTATCTTTTATTTTACGATATAGCGTAGTTGCTGGCGGTAATCCTTCCGGATACATCGTTTTCAAATCTCTAATAAATTTTTGCGTCTCCGGATGACGAAATATTGTGGGTTCTGATTTTTCAGAAATTCCACCCCACTGTTGGAAATCTCTTGGACCCCTACCATCTTTATGAGAAATCCATATTATTTCTTTTCCATCAACATCAAGTAGGTGAAAATCTGATTTTGGTGTTCCTGATGTACTTTCAGCTATGACTGCTTTATATGTCTTAGTTCCGATTCTAATCGGTAAGACTCCTATTTTTTCTTTTCTCTTAGCATCTTGTATTTGTTCATTGAGGGATGCTAAGGCCGCATCTTCTTTAGCTACACCAGAGCGGTCACCCTTTCCACCAAAATCTGCATTTTTCTTTATATGTGTTACCCTATATTCATTACCATCATCCCCAAGAAATGTAATAGAATTTATTTCTTGCGCCGACTTAGTTGTTTTTGAAAGTAGTAATAATGATGATGTGCTAGTTCTCAACACAACCTTACGACCATTGATTAGTTCGAATGGTTCTTTTGTTTTTATTTTTCGAATAATAATTTCTGATCTATATTCCCGACCAGCTTTTAATAATTCGGATGCAGATAGGTTTGCCATCTAGATGCTATCCCTCAAATTTCTTCATATAGCCTTCAATGAACTCGGGCGGAATAGGCTTCTTAAACCGAACCTCTGTGGCCATATAATATTCAGAATCATTTTTCTCGGGATTTTTTGATACCCATTTTGAATATTCGTTTTTATCCATCATACGTTTTTTGGCGTCACCCATATTACCGCGCAGGTCGGCGTCCATATGCCGTTCAGCCCAATCCGCAGGGATTTTGAGCTTTAGAACAGTTCTTTCGCTATGTGGTGTATTAACCGCTTTTGCATTTGCCCCGCGGAAGTGGGCCTCTCCACCAGAACCAGACATCGCAGCATAACCATGCGCAGTATGAGCATCTGGTGTTGTAGAGTACATACCAGTAGCGGGATCAGGCCGACTGATCCCGCTCTTAAGCATTGATTGAACATTACGGTCGTGCGTACCATGATAGAGGATATAGTGGTCACCCTCTCTCCACCAACCGCGACGCTTGGTCGTCTTATCAAATGGTAGTCTTTTAGCTTCTACCTGTTCTATCAACCATCTTTTGAACGACATGGCCACCCCTACACTTTGTAGCCATATTTATGAAACCTTTAGCTCACCGTCAACCATGGTTAGCTCAATAGGCTTACGATTGGATCGAGTATAGTCACGTCCACCATCAATAAATGCAGAACCATCGCTACTGGTGCGATAATCGTGACGATAACCACTCACCACAATTTCACCGTTATCTGCGACCACACCGAGTAGTGGTTCGGAGAAAGCCGAATTGGCATTGCAGATATAGACATGACCATCATGACTAACATATACACCGAAATAGTGACTATGTGATGGATCCTTTAGCACAGGCTGATAGAAAACCTCAACCGGATTCGTGCTCCATCCACCATCTTTGGTCTTAACAGCCCAAGCACCAATGTACTTGGCGTTATACTTTTGTTCTACAACCTCAATCTTGAGGCTATCAAAGAACTTTTCTGGAAGCTTGATGTTCATTGTTCGACCAACCTATAACAAAAGAAAGCCATTGGACCTACAGGCAGCGAATCAAATGCACCCGTATTACCAATTCTAGCCATCGACTCACACTGTTCCTTATTTGAGGCATACAGCGCAATTCGAGTAGGCTCAGTGCCTTCAGAAAACATCATACTTACGGCTAACAGTACCCACATCATCTATTTGATCTCCACAGATATTTGTCATTACCAGTTGCTTGTGCCCATCTATTGAGAAGAGGCTTTTCCATTTCATAGGCCTCTTTTTCCCAAGGATGGTCCTCATATGAGACTTGTTGGCTATCAACCCTCTGACCCTTCCAGGTCACCAGATCAGCATTTAGAATATGATCATACAATTCACGTCTGGCAAATTGCTTGACGTGAATTAGCTCGTGCGCCAAAGTCTTTAATGCTCTCTTTCGGGATGGACCCGCATAGAGACGCACAGTAAATTCTTTTGGGCGCCTATTATCATCAGTCCATTCACAATCGCCGTAGATACTCTCGGACTTCTGAAGGTCCTTTATCAGTTTTATTCTGATGGTTAGAGTATCTGACAGACGATGGTTCATCAGGTCACATACCATCCATCTAGCCGCATTGCGGATTAGATTTCTATAGGCCCTATTATGGCCTCGGACGGTAATACGTGGACCTGATTTGACCATACATTTCCCTATCGAATAAGGTTATTGTATCAGGCACCCTTCACATTGTCAATGGCTAAATGTATATATCAATACCAACGTTTCTTTGGTTGTGGTTGCCATTCAGGCTCGACTGGTTCATCAATGGCCTCTTTCTTGGCTCGACGCTCGCGGCGCTCATCTCGCCAATCGCGATTGTAATCTCTACTTTCATAAAAGCCATGATCATCGTCATCATAACCACTACGTTCATTCTTACGACTCTTACCCATATTACACCTTTAGTCCCGAGAAATCCTTTCGACCCATCTTTTTGGTCGTCCAGCCCATCTTACCTTCCTCATCACGACGTTGACCAAATTGGGTCTTATCCATGACAGGACGATCCTCAATGATGTCTGCTTGGGCTGATTGCTCAACATCATAGAGCCGCATTTTTTCTCTATCGACACCAATGACAAACCTGCGATTAGCTGCGGGGTCGCTGTATCGATTCTTAAGCTGCTTGACCATAAACTGGCTAAGGTCTTGAAGTTCCTCGGTAGAAATTAGGGCAATCATGAAATCTGCTGTCGCCGGCAGACCAAATGATTCTGATGTGTCTGTCAATTCAACATCGGAGCTGGAGTAGCCGCTTCGTGTCGTCTGTGTCGCAGACACAATCGGGAGATTTCGCTCCACGGCCAATCCGCGAAGCTCCTCTGCTATAGCCTTGATATAGGTATAGCTATTCACATTCGATCCTGTCTTGATGCGCGATGACATGCAGATATTTAGATAATCGATGTAAATAATGTCAGGTACGAATGACTTCTTAAGGTTAAGCTCATTAAGCAAATGACGGAAATGACCAGCATGTGCTGATGCAGTCGGATATTCTTTAATGATTAGCTTACCCGTTGTCTTTGCTCGGATACCAGCAATTTTCTTTTCGTAAAGATCGCGCGGTAGCACCTGCAAGTCAGGAATCGGCACGTTGAGAAGATTTGCATCGATTCGCTCGGCGATCTTCTCCTCAGCCATTTCCATCGTGATATACAGCACGTTTCTACCAAGCATTAGATTGGCCGCAGCCATATGACACATCGCAAGCGACTTACCAACACCCGTACCTGCGAGAATGATATTCAGAGACTTGCGAGATAGACCACCGCGAGTGATCTTATTCATTAGCTCAAGGTCGAACGGAATCTTTTCTTCGACACGATGGTAGAAGTCATATCGATTTGTGAAGTCATCAATAAAGTCATGACCAATGTGTGCGTCAAAGGATACCGCCAGAGCATCGGATAGGATCTGAGGGATTGAACCTTTCCCCCGATCCTTGTCCTTACCATCAAGAATAGTGATGCTGTCCATGATAGCATTATAGACAGCACGCTCTTGACAGAACTTCTCAGTCGCATCAACCAACCATTCCTTGTCCACAGGATCAGGTGGTAGTAGAGAGTTGATGGTAT